ACTGAAAATACTTGGCTAAGCTACTTAATTTACATAATTATAACCTCAATTACTGCTCCGTTTGCTATACTACCTATTTTTGTACCTAGTTTTAGCGAGCGTTTTAAAACTGGTCTTGAGCGGTCGGTAATGGAAAGTCAAACTTAAAATTTTACATTTGACCCTAAATTGCAAAAACTGTATAATATATACTTAAATCACTAAAGAAAGACATAACATGAACTTCATAGAATTCACTTATACAAAAGCAGATGGCACTACAAGCAAGCGTGCTGTATTGCCACTGTTAAGTCCAAGTAAACATATTGAAGGTATTGATTTAACTCAACTGCCTGAAAATGAATTTGTAGAGTTTTGCCGTGAGTTCTCGGCTCTGAAGTCAGAGCATCACACTCAGGTTATGGAAAAACTTGCAAAGTTTGATTTAACACACAACTATCGTTGTTTTAACCCTGACAAAATGTCTGATGTAACCACAGACTATGTCTAAGTTTAAAGCATGGGATAGTGAGATATTAGCAGATGCAGTTAAAATAAGTTTACAAATTCGTGCTAAAATTGAAGAAATGTGTATTACACACAGACTCTCTCCTGATAGTTTACCAAATAGTCTGATTCCCACAGATAATTTATATAGTTTAGTTTGTGCATATGAGGCAGCTTATAACGCACTAATTGAAAATGATTTGGTAAAATCAGGTAATTTAAAAACAGATAAAAACATACACTAAAGAAAGCAAAATAATGGCAACTTGGACAGAAGAACTCAAAGCAAAAGTTATTGAAATGTACGAAGGCGCAGGTCCTACACCTGAATCTTCAACTGAAATCATTAAAGATATTGCAGAAGAAATTGAAATGTCGCCTAACGGCGTTCGCATGGTACTGGTGCAAGCTGGTGTATATGTGAAAAAAGAAGCAGGCTCAACACCTACAAAAACAAAAGCACCTAGCGGTGATGGCACAAAACGTGTGTCAAAAGAGTCCAGCATTGCTGAACTCCGTGCAGCTATCGAAGCAGCAGGCAAAGAAGTTGATGAAGACATTCTTAGCAAGCTGACAGGTAAAGCAGCTGTATACTTCTTATCAGTATTGAAGTAATTCAAGGCGGCACTATGCCGCCTTTTTTCGTTATAACTAAAGGAATAAAATGGCAACACGTAAACGTCCCCAACTAGAAACAGAATTAATGACTGATGCTAATATTGCAAAAGTTATTCGGCTTCTTGATCCTGTGGAAGAAGGTAAAAAACCAATTACCAAAAAAGACGCGTGTGCTATTTTAGGCATGGCTTATAACACTACTCGTCTTGGTACTATTATAGACGAGTACAAACAAAAGCAGTCCCGTATCTCAGAACGTAAGTCACAGTTGCGTGGTAAACCTGCAACGCAAGAAGAAAAAGTTTACATTATTAGTGAATACCTAAACGGTGAAACTGTGGATTCTATTTCAAAAATGACTTACCGCAGCAGCCGTTTTATCAAAGACATTCTAGAAGGCAATAGTGTACCAATCCGTGTACCTGGAAGCAGCTATTTTAGCCCAGAACTAATTCCAGACGGCGCAGTCAGAGACCGATTTAAAATCGGTGAAGTAGTTTATAGTTCACGATACGATTCAACTGCACGAATTGATAGTGAACAAAAAACCGATAAACATGGTTTTGTTTATCGTATTTGGTTGCTTGCTGACAAGTGGCAACAGAACGCATATCAAGAAGCTGCTGAGTTAGCCAGTCTTGAACATTTACGAGAAATGGGAGTTAGAATCTAATGGACTCTAATATATTATACGAAAGATTAATTGAAGAAAACATGGATAAAGGCTTCCAAGTCAAACTGGTAGTCAATGAGTTCCGTGATGTAATTTACATTCAGCTACGCAAATATTTTTTAAGTTACGAAGGCGAATGGGTTGCTAGTCGTGAAGGTATCTCAATTCCAGCATCGATTGAAAATATTCATTCGCTTCTCTACGGACTATTTAATATTTGCGCTAAAGCCGAAGGCAAAGAAGTTATCGAATACTTCTCGGACAAGATAAAAGAAAAATAAACTTGAATCGTCTAGTTTAAAATGTTATAATATATTATATTTTGAAAGGAACGGCTATGAAACCAACACTCGCAGTATTTATTCACGACCCACAATGTGAAACTGAATGTGCCTTAGGCATGATTGATGGCTTAGTCCGTGATTTCAATATCCGAACATTTGGTATTGACGAACTCAATATTGAATTTTTACGTACAGTAGATGCAGTTGCATTTCCTGGTGGCATGGGCGATGCTGACGACTTCTATGATATTTTTACTGAAGATCACATTGACGCAATCCACACGTTTATTGGTGTTTATAACGGCAAGTATCTTGGTATTTGCATGGGTGCTTATTGGGCAGGACCAGATTACTTTGATATAGCGGTTGGTTTAACTATTGAGCAGTATATCGAGCAAGTTGGTAGTGAAATTCCTTTTGATGGTCCTACAGTTGCAGATGTAACATGGGATGGTAATCCTGAAACAATGTATTTCTATGATGGCTGTTCTATTGTTGGAGACAACATGGATGTAGTAGCTACATATGCTAATGGCGACGCTATGGCAGTACTTCAAGGTAATATAGGTATTATTGGATGCCACCCTGAAGCTCAGGAATGGTGGTATACACTTGACGGAATGTCTAAATCATATTATAATGTAAAACATAAAAAGTTAATGGCAGAGTTTGTAAAAGAATTGGTATATGAATAAACTTGAACAATATTTAAATGTAGCATCGCGAGCCTACTATAGTGGTGCTCCGCTTATTACTGACGACCAGTTCGATAGACTTGCAGAGTCAATCGGATATAATGCTGTTGGTGCTAAGCAACACGGCAATGTCGAACGTCATGTTTATCAAATGTATTCACTACAAAAGTATTATGAAGATGAAGATCAAAAGCGTCCTTTGGATGGGATTAGCGATATTGTTACTACTGCCAAGCTCGATGGTGCTGCTATTAGCCTACTGTATGTGGATGGCAACCTTGTACGGGCATTGACTCGTGGTGATGGTACAGAAGGTCAAATCATTACTGACAAGATTCTTAGTCACAAAGGTTTAGTTCCACACATAATTTCACTAACAGGTATTGTGCAAGTTACTGGTGAAATTGTTGCTCCAAATCATATTGAAAATTCTCGTAACTATGCAGCAGGTTCGTTGAATCTAAAAGATAGTTCAGAGTTTAGTACTCGTGCACTAAGTTTCTTTGCTTATGGTTCTCAACCTAGTATTACCGCAACTTATCGTCAAGATTTAGACATACTAAAAAAGTATGGTTTCAATGTAATTAGCGAAGCTGACTTAGATAAAGTCTATCCTTGTGATGGAGTAGTGTTTCGTGTAAACGATAATCAAGTATTCCAAGACATGGGATACACAGCCAAACATCCTCGTGGTGCGTATGCTAAGAAAGAGCGACAAGCTCATGTCGAAACAAAACTCATTGACGTTGAATGGCAAGTTGGCAAAAGTGGCAAAGTCACTCCAGTTGCTATTCTTGAGCCTGTTTATATTGGTGATGCTCTAGTCAGTAGGGCAACTCTAAATAATCCTGGTTTTATTGAAATGCTCGATCTCCAAATCGGAGACACCGTAGCAGTAATTCGTGCAGGAGATATAATACCCTGTATTATTCATAAAATTGATGCTTGAGAATTTTACATTTGTATTTTTTACCTGTATATGTTATAATAATCTAAATTAGGAGATTATTATGGCTATAGGTATTTACTCAATTTATTGGGAAAAAGAAAATTCAAAAGTATATATAGGACAGTCTGTTAATATTGAAAAAAGATGGGTGTTTCACCTATGGCAACTAAAAAATAATAAACATACTAATAGTAAGCTGCAAGCAGCGTATAATTTGTATGGTGAACCAATTTTTTCAATAATAGAAACTTGTCCGATTAATTTACTTCTACCTAAAGAAATACTTTGGGTAGAAGAATTTGATGCCGTAAAAAATGGATACAATATAATGCATCCAGAATCCTCAAAAATAGGGTATATGGCAGCTAATTCTAAGTACTCTAAATTAGCGTTATTATGCTTATTTAGATTACTAAGAAACACAAAGTTATCTTATGCAGATATTGCTGATTTAACAGGTATACATAAAAGTACTGTAGTACAAATATCCAGAAATGAAAAGCATACCTGGCTTCATGAAACTTACCCTAATATATCAAAACAGGTAGAGTTAGCTAGGTTATATAGACTGGATGTTAGACGTACCGATACTTCAAAAATATATACTGTAAAACACACTTCTGGTAGTGTATATACCCTTAGTAATATATATAGATTTTGTAGGGAACATAAGGTAAATGTAGGCAATTTTTATAATATGCTACATGGCAAAGGAAACTCTTGTAGAGGATTTTCTTTGCTTGAAACTGCTACATAGCATCAAAAATTTTCACTTGTTAAGCCCTACTAAATCAAGTATAATAGATACTTAAATTGATAAATAAACTATGAGAATCGAAATACCAACCGAATGCCCTTGCTGTAATTATCCTTTAGAATTGGTCAAAGATCAGCTCTTTTGTAGAAACACGGCTTGCAGTGCTCAGTTAAGTTCAAAACTTTTACATTTCTGTAAGACTCTTGGCATTAAAGGTATGGGTTCTCGCACAGTTGAAAAACTTGGACTGAGTGATATTACTGAATTGTTTTATCTTGATTCAGAACAAGTTGTTGAATCACTGGGTAGTGAGAAAGTTGCACTCAAACTGTTAGATGAAATCGAACGATCAAAATCCGCCGACCTAGCCACAGTTATTGTAAGTTTTTCTATTCCATTAGTTGGTTCAACCGCAAGTAAGAAATTGTGTGAAGTAGTTACATCTGTAGACGAGATCAGTTACACTACTTGCAAGCAAGCTGGACTTGGTGACAAAGTTACACAAAACTTAGTCGCTTGGCTTGAGACTGATTTCCAAGAGATGAGAGAGTTTTTGCCTTTCTCGTTTAAATCTCAAAAGAATTCCAGTACAAATACTAATCAAAAAACTATTTGTATCACAGGAAAATTATCTTCTTACAAAACTAAAGCAGAAGCCTACAAATCATTAGAAGAGGCGGGCTACACACCAGTAGAGTCTGTGACGAAAGCCACAGATTATTTAGTAGATGAAGAAGATAAAGGTAGTTCAAAACGCAAAAAAGCCGAGTCTCTCGGTATTACAATTATCACAAACTTAAATAATTTCTTGAAAGAAAATAAAAATGACTGAAAAAACAAAAAAATGGTCTGACGAAGCAGTTGCCCAATTAACTGGCATGGTTGGTACTCAATCACCTGTTGGTGTTGATACTGTTGAGCACGCAGCTGAAGCTCTTGGCTTCACAACTCGTTCCGTAGCTTCTAAGTTGCGTCAACTTGATTATGACGTTGCTTCTATGGCTAAAGAAAAGACTAGCGCATTTACTCTTGACGAAAGTGCTGAATTGGCAGATTTCGTTGTTAACAACGCTGGTAGCCTGACATACAAAGAAATCGCTGAAACATTTGCTAGCGGCAAGTTCTCTGCAAAACAAATTCAAGGTAAACTCTTGGCTTTGGAATTGACAGGCTCTGTTAAGCCAGCTGAAAAAGTTGAAGTGGCTCGCACATATACTGAAGCTGAAGAAGCCAAGTTTATTGCTATGGCTGACGCAGGTAGCTTCATCGAAGATATTGCTACTGCATTGAACAAGACAGTTGCTTCTGTCCGTGGTAAGGCTTTGAGCCTGACACGCAAAGGTCAAATTGCTAAGATTCCCGCACAGCGTGTTTCTCATGCTAAAGAGACTGTTGATCCTGTTACCGCTTTGGGCGACAAGATCACTGGTATGACTGTTGCTGACATTGCTAAAGCTGTTGACAAAACAGAACGCGGTCTTCGCACATTGTTGACACGTCGCGGCATCAAAGTCGCTGACTATGACGGTGCTGCTAAGAAAGCCAAAGCAGAAGCCAAAGCTGCTGCTTAATTTAGTTTTATAAACGATTGGTCGGGAGTTCTCAAAAGCTCCCGACCTTTTTTACTTTAGTGAGCCAAGAATGAAAGTAAAAATTACATACCATGACAATGAGTCTTTTACAATGGAAGAAGTTGTCAAACAAGCCGTTCACAATTACGGCAAAGCAGCGCAAATAGAAATTATGCCCGAATCTACGATGGCATACGATCATATCTATTTTGGCTTGCAACAACTAATTACGCATGAGCAGTTGAGTTTATTGTACGACAAAGATACTGCTTATCAACAAGATATTAAAAAATTACGAGAGTCTGTACTCTATAAAATCACAGAAATTATTGACCAAGTTATTATTGATAACGAATCGAAAGTAGGGTAATCTTGGATACATCAGCAGTAGTCTTAAATAAATTGCTAACTGAGAAAAATTTAGACATATGGGCTAAACTCAAATTAGTATTTCTAGACGCTGCATACTCTTCCTTGTACGGTGCTATAAATAAGTATTATGAGAAATACAGCGCTGTGCCGTCATTTGACGATCTCGAAATAACCTTAAGGGAGGGTCCAGCGTCGAAGACGTTAGCAACTCTCCGTTTAACCGAGGTTCCTGACGTTTCAGCTGAGGTTGCGCTTGATGCGCTAATCGATCAGTATACACAAAATG